CAGCTCTTCTGGTGGCACCGCTTCCACTTTGACAGATCCACTAGATTCCTGGCGTACACAAGTGGCCTCAATCATCCCAGTGGGGAGCTGCCTTGCTTGGGTGATCTGCCAGCCCTGCTGGCTTAGAGCTCCAAGGGTTTGCTGATCAACGGTTACATCCCGTTGAATCAGCCTGGTCTGGTTTTCATAGTAGGTTTGGACTACGCCAATGCCCTTGATGAGTGCGTCCTTGATGACGCTATCCATCACCTCGTATCCGCTATTCTTGTCTTTGAAAAGGTAGGAAATGTATTCGGTGGCCTGCTCAGCAACCTCGATGTCCTCGATCGTTCTGGGCTCAAAACGCACAACATGATCAGGACCAAAGATGCAGCGTTGCACAGCTGGGAGTATGCCTGCGACCGTGTCATGGATGGTCCGGGCCACATAGTTGGATCTGCCAGGTACTTCCTCTGGGACGTTGTCCGATTCACTGAAGGGCTGACCCAGGTAAAACTTCATGGCATCGGCACGATGAGGAGATTCGATTTCATCTATGTAATCGATCGCCTCAGTCAATACGTTTTTGACGTACCCCTGCAGCTCCTCTTCATCCATCGGTGTGTATTCTTCAGCCATTACTTTTTGCTCTTATATTTCTTTGCGCCAGCTGCAGCTTTCCGGAAAGTAGCGTCAGAGGGTCGACCGGGTTCACCTGGTTTTGCCATGCGTTCTTTTGAACCCGCTTTGATCCGAGCCCGTTTTTTTCGGATGTTGCTAAACAAATTAGGCTTTGCCATTTAGACTTTAGCCTTCCTGGCTTTCTTCCTGAGCATGTCTGCAGTCATTCTCGCAGGTTTGGGCATCTTGGCTGCAGCCTTGGCAGCTGCTTTCTTTCCTGCTTTGGTATAGGGATATTGCTTCCCGGCTACATTCGGCATCGTGTCTCCTTTAACATTTCCAGCGTTTTCGGCTCCAAAAATTTGCGGTAAGCTTTGACCCCTTGTTTCCAGGGAGCCCGGCTGACCTCGAGCAATAACTTTTTTTGCGTTTCGGCTGATCTGATTTGACAGAAAGCTTAGGATCCCCAAATCGGACTAACTTGGTCTTGCCAGATTCCCGAGCAAGCACCGCATACTCCTTGGAAGCCCCTGGAGTCCTTTTGGGCTTGTTATACCCAGAAAACTTAATTCCTGACCTGGTGAGAGGATCCGCTTTTTTGGTTGGCATGGTCTCAAAAAAAAAAGAGTTTCTAGCATCTCCCCCCACTTGCGTTCACCAGTTTGAGTCCTTACCTGGTTCCCTCAAAAGAGATGCTAGATCGGCCTATTTTATCAGAGACTAAAGGGATTTATACGATGTTACCGACATGTCGACGTTGAGGCCCAGAGCTGCGAAAACGTCCCTGGGAATCCACGGCATTGCTAGCGAACGTCATGAGGAGGGCATCGGCAGAATCCGGAGAGGCACCGATTCTTTGTTGGGTGAGTTCCTTTCTTTCACAGGCAATTTTGCCATTTGGTCGATAGAGAAAACGCACAGAGCTGAGATCGCGAATCAAGTCCTTATCATCAGGAATCTGCACATCCTGCTCATGAAACCAATCGCGCATTCTAAACCACAGCTCAGCTCTTAGATTCGCGTAGATGTCCTTTCTGGCTGGGCCTTCTGACACGGCAACCCCTCGAGCTGGATACCCTTCACTTTTAAGAATATCGAGGCAGCCTGCTCCGATACCAATACTATCGATCTCAATAGACCAGGGCTTTTGCTCAGCTGCATCATAAAGCTCTGCAATGCGACCTGCTAGCTCGACTAGGTTCAGTTTGCGCCAACGGTAAATCGGCTCCAGAATTTTTCGGGCCTTGCGCTGGACCAGGCACGATGAATCGTCTCCATAACGGGCAACGTCGACGCCCCAAATGATGGGATACTCATCCATGATCGTGACATCCCGCTTTGTTGCATCCATGATCTTGCTATGGGAAATGATTGCATCACTATCGTGCAAAGGCCACTCGCCTTGGACTCGAATTCTAAACTGGTTGCTATCTTCCCCATACTTCATGCGGACTTCATCAATGTAGTCCTGGCTGACTAAAGGATTATCCAGGCAGCTGACGTGCATTGTCTTCCAGGTTTTGGCATGAACCGTATGAGAGTCAAAAAAGAATCCTTGGTTGGTTGTGGGGTTGCCTAACAAGATAACGTGGGCCTTGCCCCCGGTGATCTCTCCACCACCAGCCATTGAGCCATAGGCCGCTTCCCACACCGCTTGTGGTACACCTGCAGCCTCATCGATACAAAGCATCGTATGCAAGGCATGAAGCCCCTGGAGGGCTGATGGATTGTCTAGTCTTGCTGTGCGGTAGCTGATGAAGTTGGACTCTGGAGCCGATCGCAGCTCGATCCGATCACTTTTGACCTCGAGTAAATCCCGAATGGGATCCGGAAGGCGATTGATCCACTTCTTGGTCTCTGCAGCCAGAGCATCAAAGATCTGAGCTGCAGATGGTGCCGTGACTGCAATCTTGGTGTCGTAGTGGGTCAGTAGAAACCAGAGGTTCGCAAAAGCGCAGGCGGAAGATTTCCCACAGTTGTGGCCCGATCGGACACTTATTCGACGTTCACCAGCTGCTAGGGACTCAAGCAGCTCCCCTTGCCACTTTAATGGCTTCACGCCCAGGACGTTTTCACAAAAGGCTACCGGGTTGGGCCGATAAACCTCCATGAATTCTTCAAACGGATTGGTCTTTGCCATCTGCCCAAATTTCTATAATTGCCTTACC